CTGGTCAAAACGACCTGCGCCGCACCGCGCACCACGCGCTTCAGTTGGATTGCGAAACTGGCGTGGGGCTAAGCACGGCGCCGTCTGACGACGAGATATTCGACAGCGCGTACATGTCGGGCGCGCTTTTGACTGAAGGTGACGATTTCCTAATAACCGAGAGCGGCGACTACATTTACGCAACCGCGACCAATCTTGTCACCATGGTGCCGCGCGCGATGCTGCGCTGGTCTGACGACGGCGGCCATACCTGGTCCAACGAGCATTGGAAGTCTATGGGCCAGATCGGGCGGTTTGGCTACCGCACCATTTGGCGGCGCCTTGGCATGACACAGAAAATCCGCGACCGAGTGTACGAGGTGTCGGGCACTGACCCGGTTAAAATAACCATTTTGGGCGCCGAACTGGCGATTAGCCCGACCAATGGCTAGTCCTCCTAACGTAACCAATATCCCGGCCCCTCGGGTACCGTTGATTGACGACCGCACTGGGCTAATGGCGCGCGAGTGGTACAGGTTCTTCTTCAACTTGTTCAACCTTACCGGCGGCGGCTCCAACGTCGATACGCTCCAAGACGTGCAGCTAGGGCCTCCATCAGACGACCCAACGGTCTTCGTGCAGGCGCTGCAAGCTGCTGCGCTAAACCCCACAGACACCTACGCAGCCAACGCTGACGCGGTCTTGCAGAGCCAAGTGCAGGCCCTAGCAGTCACGCCACCACGCATCGACGAGGTGCCAGGCTGGCTTATCCTGCCGCGCGCCATAGCTGCCGGCGCGTCGCCTTTCACCTTTCAAAACACCACCGGGCGGTCTATAGATGTCATTGTGACGGGGGGCACGGTATCCGCCATTGCTTTCTCGCGCGACAACGTAACTTTCTATGGTGTCGGCTCGACTTCTGGGGTATTTTGGTTGTCGCCTAATGATCGGTTGCGTGTAACATACACTGTTGCACCTACCTTAACCCTTGTGCCGAGGTAGAGCATGGCCGTTGTTATCTCACTCTTTGCCGGCGTCGGAGGGCAGTTTTTCGACAACAACGGCGACCCGCTTACGGGCGGCCTGATCTACACTTACGAGGCGGGCACCACGACCCCGGTAGCGACCTACACGTCGTCTTCTGGCGCAACCCCACACGCCAATCCGATTGTTTTGGACGCTGCTGGCCGCGTAAACGAGATTTGGTTGGACGACCAGACAGCCTACAAATTTGTGCTGAAGACCTCGACGGGTATTACGATTGCGACTTACGACAACGTGTACGGCCCGGCGGCTAGTTTCAGCCCCGTCGTAAACGGCGATCTGTACGTCAACGGCAACGCCTACGTCAGCGGTCGGATTGCCATAGGCGGCACAAGTTCTGCGGTTAAGCTGTCCATCCTTTCCACAGACGCCGTTCTGGTGCCCGTAGGGACTACCGCAGAGCGGCCTACAGGCGCGTCAGGGTATTTGCGGTTCAACACGACGCTGGGCAGCTTTGAAGGCTACAATGGCACTTTGTGGGGTAGTATCGGCGGCGGCGCGGCTGGGGGCGGCACTGACAAGATATTCTACCTTAACGACCAGACCGTGACGACTGACTACACTATCCCAACTGGTCAAAATGCAGGTACGTTTGGGCCAATTTCTGTCGCGAGCGGCATTACTGTAACCGTTCCGTCAGGCAGCACATGGACGGTGACGTAAGATGCCGGTAAAACTCAACTCATCTGGTGGCGGCAGCGTCACTCTGACCACGCCCAGCACAGCAATAGATTATACGGCTACGTTTCCAGCAAATACGGGAAATGTGGTGACGGATAGCGCAACTCAAACGCTGACCAACAAGACGCTAAACGGCGCCGTGATGACGGCGATGGCCAGCAGCGTCCTGACGCCTGGGACGGCTCAAGCGTCCACCAGCGGCACCAGCATTGACTTCACCGGCATACCGTCTTGGGTTCGCCGGGTGACGGTTATGCTTAGCGGCGTCAGCACCAACGGAACCAGCATTTTGATGGTTCAGTTAGGTTCTGGATCTTTTGTAACCACGGGGTATCTGGCCGCTGGCTCTGGTGTCGCGACAACCGTAAACACAGCTACCTCAACGGCGGGGTTCATATTTGGCAACACTAACAGAGCCGCCGATACTTCAAATGGGGCCTTGGTGTTGACTAATATATCGGGGACCACTTGGGTTGGTATAGGGTCCGTTTATCTAGCAACGTCGACTCCGCAGACTAATTTTGCTGCTGGGACTTCCCCGGCTCTTTCTGGCGCGCTTGACCGTGTTCGCGTCACGACCGTCGGTGGCACTGACACCTTTGATGCGGGCAGCATCAACATCATGTATGAGTGAGGTAAGCAATGCCCATCACCATCTCAGGCTCCACGGGTATCGCGGGTGTTGACGGCTCTGCCTCCACTCCAGCCCTTCAAGGAACTGACACAAACACTGGCGTCTATTTTGGCGCTGATACGATTTCCTTCTCTGAGGGCGGCACCCTTGTTGGGCAGTTTGATAGTAGCGCAAATTTTCAATTCAACTCCGGCTACGGCTCCGTTGCCACGGCTTATGGGTGTCGGGCTTGGGTAAACTTTGACGGCACCGGAACGCCAGCTATCCGCGCGAGTGGGAATGTTACCAGCATTACTGATAATGGAAATGGTGATTATACGGTGAATTTCACCAATGCTATGCCTGATGCTAACTATGCTGTGACCGCCACGGTAAGGCGTGACGAAACATCCGCCAACAATTCTGCGTATGCTTCTGTCCGAAATGTAGCTTCTGCGGCTGTTGCTGGTTCCGTGCGTATGTTTACTGTGCTGCCAGCAACTCCCGCCACTGGCCAAGATGTGCAAGCTTTTTTTGTTGCCATCTTCCGCTGATAGGATTTAGCCATGAACCAGCGCATCATCTACCCCACAGACGAAGGCGGCGTTGCTGTCATCATCCCTGCCCCCGAATGCGGCCTGACGATTGAAGAAATCGCCGCCAAGGATGTACCGGAGGGTAAGCCATTCAAGATCGTGGATGTTGCTGACATCCCGTCAGACCGCACTTTCCGTGGTGCTTGGACCTATGTGGAGGATGAACAATGATCCGAATTGACATCACCAAGGCCAAGGTTATCGCGCATGATATGCGCCGTGCGGCCCGCGCGGAGGAGTTCAAGCCTCATGATGAGGTGATTGCCAAGCGCATTCCCGGCACTGCGGAAGCAGATGCAGAAGCCGCCCGTCAGGCAATTCGTGATAAGTATGCGGCGGTGCAAATTGCCATTGATGCGGCTGCGACACCAGATGAAATCAAGGCCGCGTTAGGAGTTTAAAATGTCCACCCTGCAATCCACCAACCTCAAGCACGAGGCGTCCGTCACCAACAACATTGTACTGGACGCGAGTGGTAACACCTCGGTCAGCGGCAACGCTACGGTCAGCGGTAACGCGGTCATCACCGGCACTCTGCAAGCCAATGGCGTAACGGGCAGCGTCTACCCGCTGGTGCAAGGCGCCGCGCAGGCCAGCACCAGCGGTACGTCCATTGACTTTACTGGAATCCCGTCTTGGGTAAAACGCATCACGATTATGTTTAATGGCGTCAGCACGGGCGGCACGAGTATCAAGCAAATCCAGCTTGGGGACTCTGGCGGGTTTGAAACGACAGGCTACTTGGGGTCAGGCGTTCAGCTAACTGATGCCACCTCAGTTAATGCGGCAACAATTACAACAGGCTTTGGTATTCGGTCTGCGCTTGCCGCCGATACGATAAATGGCGCCGTGGTCATCACAAATTTCACCGGCAACACTTGGGTTGCCCAAGGCGCGCTGACCGATTCTTCGCGCGGCGCCGGCTATCTTGTGGGCGGCGCAAAAGCTTTGTCTGATGTGCTGACGCAAGTTCGCATCACGACTGTCAATGGAACCGATGCGTTTGACGCCGGGTCCATCAACATCCTGTATGAGTGAGGGCTAAGACATGGCCGTAACCGTTACCGTTCTGATCCCAGCCAAGACTGCGGAAAACACGCAGACGACGCAGTACACCTCCAACGGTGTCACGACGATCATCGACAAGTTCACCGCGACCAACTACACCGGCACGGCCGCGACGATCAGCATTAACTTGGTGACGGGCGCTGGCGCTGCCGGCAACGACAACTTGATCGTCCAGAACAAGACGCTGCAAGCGGGCGAAACCTACACCTTCCCTGAGATTGTGGGCCAAGTGTTGTCTCCTAGCGGGTTCATCTCGACGATTGCCGGCACCGCGTCGGCGATCAACATGCGCGCCAGCGGGCGCCAGGTGACGCAGTGACATTAACCGTCCGCCACCCTGAATATGCTGACCTAGGTAAATATACCGAACTGGCCTTGAAGTTCATCGCGGCGTCACCCGTCAACGGCGTCGTGCCGATTGACCTTAACGGCGTTGCGGACTTTTTGGTGCGGTCGATGGAAAACCCCGCGGTCAGCCTGTGGTTGGCGGAAAAAGACGGTGTGATGGTCGGCATCTGCGGTGCCTTTCTCTACCCTCTCTATTTCAACCC